TTACTTGGAATATTTTCTTGGAATATTTTCAGGTAACGGGACATCAAGTGTTGGTGAAACTTTAACCTTCCTGTCATAGATTAGCACTTGCCCTTCGGTTTTGTGACCAGAGAAAAGTTGCTTATCCCGGCTGCTTCCTTCATAGTCTGAAATTCCTTTCGCCTTCAGATCATGAAAGGTGAAGTCGGTTAAAATACCTGAAATTTTTCCAGCACGATTTCTTGCATCTACCCACATTTCGTTAAAGCCTTTGTACATATATCGGTTGCCGTATTGATTGCTGATCACATAGGCAGATTTTGGTAACTGTTTTGCTTTTTCGATCGCTGCCTGTAATCGTGGACTCCATGCTTTTATCTGTTTTTTTCCGGTTTTCCCTTGCTGGATGAATATCCCGTCGTTTCCAATCTGTTCCCATTTCAGCGATAACACATCGGAAACCCTCGCTGCACACAGATAGGCAATTTCCATTGCGATAAAAACAGGAAGAGGTGCAACGCTTAATACTGCCTGGTATTCTTTGTCAGTTACATATCGTTCTCGGTTTTTGGCCTTGAATTTACTTATACCTGCACATGGGTTAGCCTTCACGTACCCTCGCTCATACCCCCAACTGTAAACACGGGACATACTGCTTTTTTCATGGTTGGCTTGAGTTTTACTCTGCTCCCCTCTTTTGTCCATGTATCGACGGATGTGTTCTGGTTTTATGGAATCCGCTGGTACCTTACCGAATACGGCAAGCAACTTTTTTTGATGTTGCAGATAATCTTTTTGTGTTCTTGGACTAAGGTCACTGTAATAGGCGCTGGCGAGGAATTTTTCCCACAAGCGACCGAATGTCATTGCACGATCGCGATTATTTACAGTTTCCTCATACTTTTTCCATAAAGCAGCTAAACCATCCTTGATGGCGGTTAGTGTGACAGATTCTCTGGATGTTGGTTTCCATACATAACTATATTTATTTGGGTATACATTTGGAGGTAGTTTTTCGTGTTCAGGATTTTTCCTTCGTCTTCCCATCAGATTGCACCAAAATTCGGCTCTACCTCGCGTGGTGGTAAAGTTTTATTGCAGGTAAATAGATCCCGGCTGACAATCGGTTTGCCACTACGATTGGTATAGAACGGAAGCCCGTTTTCCGTTAACCATTTTCGCTGGTGGCTTGCATATTTGCAGCCCGTTAATATTAGCAATTCATCTTCGGTTAAAAATAAGCTGCTCATAGCTATATCTCATAACCGCCGCTAACTATATACGGTTAGCGGCAATTAGGGTTGAACATTAAAAATCAGCCTGACTCGGGATCAGTTTTTGCCAGATAACTGAAACGTATTTTGCCTGGTAACGGGCGTCATCAAGTGCATTATGGCGCTCACCTTCGAATGGAATAGCCGTTCTGGCATCGAAGTCTATGGCTTTCCCCAGCTCAACGATTGTGCGTACATCGCGATCGTTGTAGTAACGCCACGGGCAGGGGATCCCCTGCCGTTCGTATGAACGGCGCAAAATCGTGTTGTCGAAGTTGGCTCCATTTCCCCAGACCTGAACAAAAAATTCACCGGAGTTTTCGTCGATAAATTCCCGCAATTGTAACAGTGCATCATCTAACGGGATTTCATCGGTCATAATGGCAGATTGCGCTTCGCGTGATTGCTTAAGCCACCATTTAATGGTGTCCCGATCAATGACTCCGCCAGTAGTTTCCAGATCAATAGTCTTACTAAATTCCGGTCCCATATCTCCGGTTTGCGGATCGAAAAATATTGCACCTATTGAGATAATCGGGGCATCAGGATTTTTTCCCATGGTTTCAAGGTCGATCATTAGATGGTCACACGTCCTGCTGGTGGATGTGATAACGTGATGACCGTTCACCGTAATTAAGGGATCTGCCGTCTCGCCAGTTTCACTATCGCTGGCGTGATCCTGAGCGCTGCCAGCATTCTCCTTGTGTGGATGTTCAGCGCCTTCCATTTTATCCGAATCGTCTTCCTGAACTTCAACCTGGTTCTTGTCATCGAATGTTTCCTGGTATGTTGCGTCGCCCATCACTGCACCACAATCAGGGCAGTTGCCGCCACCGCTTTGACCGCAGGCGGTGCAGATCTTTTCCGGTTCCTGTTGCACTACTGGTTCAGGTTGTTTCGTTTCTGGCTCGTTTTGTTGCGTATTTGGGCTGTTTTGTTCCGCTTTCTGGTCGTTCTGTTCCGTTTCTTGCTGGTTCTGGTTCACAGAATCGCGGGTTTCAATCCCCTTCACCCATTTCGGATCATTCGGATCGCTAATCCCTGCAACAAATTCACCACGTGATACTGCAAGCAGTTCATCGGCGTCAGGCTGGCTGATATTGGCTGCCTGCATAATTTTGTTTACTTCGTCAGCGGTAACTTTTACCGGCCCTGGTTGTGCGGTCGTGTCAGATGCACCAGTATTTTGTTGTGAACCTGAGTATGTACCGTTTTTGCGGGCGAAATATTCTTCTTTCGTGATTTCAGTAGCCCCGGCAGCCAGTGCCTTATCCAGACCAGAAAGTTTGTTTGCGCGACCGTATTTTTCGCCATCCTTGTCGGTGAAGAGGAAGTAGAACGGCCCCTCACGCTCTACAGATGGTTCGACTTCCACTTTGCATTCGGTTTTTTCGTTGTCCGGAATTGCCGTTTCCACTGCATCAGTTTCTGGTACTGGCGACGAGAGAGTATCAGTTGCGCTCTGATTTCTTCCTTCATCTTCAAACACGCCCTTTGTAGTCAGGTATTCAGTAATGTATTTGTTCAGTGCCACAGGGTCTTTGTGAATGTCGATCGGACGTTCACGGACAAGGCCAAAAATAGTCTGGCGGTCGTAGCGAAGGGCATCAGGCTGTTTGCGCATTGATGCCGAGATACGCTTCCAGTCTTCGCGGTCGTTGTCGATAACTTCATTTTTTGCCCAGCGATGGATGCTGCCGTCAATGTTTCCGGCATCCACATCACCAGGCCAGAGAGCGTAGGCCAGTTCGTCATCCAGTGTTTTCCATGTCTGCTTGTATTCGCGATGAATGGCAGCAATGACCGGGCTGATTTTTCCTGTTGAATTTTCAGTGTACTGTTGATTGGCTCTGGCGCGGGCGAGATCAACAACAGACGTGTATTTTCCGGTTTCCTTGCGTTCACCTTCGCGACGTTTTTTCCAGATGCGCATCTCTGCCTGAATTTCGGGCCATTTAGCACCAGGAATACATTTATGCTTAACCCACCCGATGGCATGCAGCTTAAGCTCCGGATACATGGCGTTAACTTCAGGCATTTTCATCAACGCTTCAACGATATGTCCGTCGAATGTTGCCATGTCTTCCTGCAACAATTCCTGCGCGCTAATCACCATATCAACGGTGATGTTTTCACATGTGTCGAACTTAACCATGACAGCGTTCTGTACTTCAGGGGCCAGCTTGTCAAAAGTGACGTTCATCGGCTCTGATTCAGTCTCAACCGGGACAAAGGAAGCAGACTCCTCATCCCAGCGGTTTTCCTGCATATATTCAGCATCCCAGGAATCGAGGGCAGGGCGGGGTATACCGGGTTTATCCTCGCAAACAAGAAATTTATAAGCGCAGTCCTGAGCAGCCGGATAATGTTCCAGGAATTGCCAGTGAAATTTTGCGCGGGCGCGACGTTCATCACCGGCTTCAATAGCAGTGGCCACAGCAACAGCACCCTCGTCTTTTATGGCCTGTTCATCAGGAATGGCAGCGCAAATAAAGATTTTACTCATTGTGTTTTAACCTCATTACAGATTTCAGGGTGAATGAATCCCTGCCATTGCTGGCATTTTTAATTCGTTGGTATGGCGTTAATATGGCTGACCGGTTATCCAGCCGGTGTTTCGTTATTCAGGTACAGCGATACTTTTTTAACGGGAGGCATTCACCGGAAAATTTTTGCTCGTCTCTTGCCTGGAGGCAGGGTTCTTTACTGGCATAAATTCCGGTAATCACATTCTGTGATTCACCCGTTATAAGAAAAACCGTCATCACCAGTGCAAGTGCTGAAGTCATTGACGTCCTCCGAAAATACCAAGTTTAATAAGGGCAATTCTGGAGAGTATGGAATTATTATTGAGAAGATAAGGTTCATATTTTCTCATCCTGATGGCGTCTTCAGTAAACTCCCGGTTACTGAGCAGAATACCAATATTAAAACACCCTTCAGACGTATTAACGTTTGGTAATAACGTTTCCATTATCGCGTCCTCAACAATGAATTTTGTGATGCGGTGCCTGGTGCCTCCAGGTGACGTTAACCAGTTAACAATTAACGCCGGATACAGAGAATCCACCCATAACACTGTTTTTGGTTTTAACTGTTCCGCGTGCGCTCAGCCGCATTCACCACATCACAAAATTCACTTTAAAAAGGGCGGCAGAGCAGTCACGGAGTAAAACTGATACCGCCAAACGTCACCAGAAAATTGATAACAGAGGGCGTTGCAGCGGAGTTGTCACTTAAGCGTATGGTCAACCTGACAAACCGGTGTCCTCAACGGGGAAGGAATAACCCCGCCATACTTACCGCCGCGCCATTTCGCGTTATGGTCTGACTTTTCAGGGAAATATCCTTTCAGTAAACTGTCAGTGCCGGATGCTCACCCGTGTCCGGCGCACGCACTCCACCTCACCCGTGGAGAACTCCTTAATCACCAACCCTCAGGAGGGTGAAATGTCGACTGAAAATGATGAAATCATTAACTCCCTGATACGCCAGATTAATAATTTTGATAAAGCATTGCAGCATGCTGCGGCGCGTAGTGATATAACTCTTTTAGCAATTTCATTTCTTGCATCTGTTATGGATAAAAATGAAGTCGTACGACAGAGTCTTGTTGATTATATCGACTCGCTTCAACCCGGCACTTTCAATCATGAGAGCTTCAATCATGAGAAAGAGCATGTTAAGTCTGTAATTAATTCTCTTATTTTGAATCAAAAGAATTAATGCTTTTTGTTGCAAAGTAATTTTCAAGGGGTTCTATTCGAATCCCTTTCTTTTTCATTAACAAGCCAAACCCCTTATCAATGATGTCCATTAGATCCAGGAAGTATTTTTCATGTAAATCCTGGTTATCAGAGAGCTGCTTCTCTTCGTACAGACCGATAAAGGCACGACGCACGTTACCGGATATAGTATCGATGGTTTCTTTTTCTACGGTACTCAGGTCAAGAGTCGCCAGTTGGGAACGAACTATATTCGCTGCCATTTCCTGGAATTGCATTGGTAAATCTTTAAATTCCATTATTAGCCTCGTTGGTTAGCTATTAACGCGGGTATGTAATCATTCTGGCAATGCTTAATGCCGCCGCTTTTTCCAGATTGGTGATATCCTGCTCCAGAGCTGACAGATTTTCAGCCTGCTTAGCCCTGGCTTCATTGGCCCATTTCAGATCCTGAGCTGCATTAATTTTCTGGCGCATCCACTCATAAAGTTCATCATCGGTATAGTCTGGCGCGATGATGACGGGTTCTCGTTTCTGCATACTGATTCCTCGCGGTGCTGCTTCGCTTATCAGCCGTTAGAGTTTGCCGAGCTGGAAAGCGCATGTTTAAACTCACTGAAGCTGAGAGCTTCTTCGCCTTCGGCAAGGCCTTCGAAGTATTCTTCGTAAGCCTTTTCCATGATTGTGTCGAAATCCATATCACTCACCTGAGTTTCTTTCCAGCCAGCGACGGGCACCATTTTCGGTTTTAAACGTTTTGCTTTTGGTATACGTCATCGCGGTGAATGTGCCGTCCTGGTTGGGAAACACGCCGCACACCAGAGATTCGTTGTTGCCAAGATCGATAGTATCCATGTTGACCTCATTTCCCCTTAACGCCGGGGTAGCGGAACTGTTTGCTGAGAACACCGTGCGGTGTCTTGATGCAAGCAATATTAGTCATGACTAACAATTCGGTCAAGTGTTTTTGTTTGCCATGGCTAACATTTTGGGCAACCAAAAAGATAACGCATTGATTGCGTTATCTTTTGTTTGTTCGTTGACGGGCTTTTAATAACTCTTCAAAGAGTTTGTTGAAATTTTTTACTCGGGCGCGCATCTCGGTGAGCTGAGCATCCTGTTCTGATTCAGGCAATGCATTAAAAAGCTCAAGGAGCTCATGTTCTTTGGGGGATAGAGCAACTGGCTCCTCAATAGGTGGTGATGGCTGCTTGTCTTCATCGCCAAATAGAATCCATGTTGGCGAGCACTGCAGTACTTTGCTGAGGGCAAAAAGATTCTTTCCTGTAGGTTCGCTATCATCCCGCTCCCATTGTGAAACCGATACGTGAGAAATTTTCAGGGCTTTAGCAAGAGACCTTTGGGTGTATTTGAGGTTTTTTCGGCGATATCTAATGCGTTCGCCAATGGTTAAATTTTTTGTATCCATAGTTAGCTAATGCTAAATCTTATTGACTATGTTTTTGTTAACATCTATTTTGTTAGTCATGACTAACAATTAAGGTGCTTTAAATGCTTAAAACTGACGCACTTTTGTATTTCGGTTCAAAAACAAAACTTGCACAAGCTGCTGGTATTCGTTTGGCTTCGCTTTATAGCTGGAAAGGGGAGCTAGTACCTGAAGGTCGCGCGATGCGCCTGCAAGAGGCATCCGGCGGGGAACTTCAGTACGACCCCAAAGTTTATGACGAATATCGTAAGGCAAAGCGGGCGGGGCGGTTGAACAATGAAAATCACCCCTGAACAGGTTTGTGAGGCTCTGGATGCCTGGGTATGTCGACCAGGAATGACACAGGAGCAGGCGACGATATTAATCACGGAAGCATTCTGGGCTCTGAAAGAACGCCCGAACATCGATGTTCAACGCGTCACGTTTAATGATGGCGAGGTTGATCAACGGGCGCTGGGCGTTAACCGGGTGAAGATATTCGAACGCTGGAAAGCTATCGACACCAGGGATAAGCGGGAAAAATTCACGGCGCTGATTCCGGCAATTATGGAGGCTATCCGGATCAGCGATTTCAGGTTGTATTGTGAAATTACTGACGGAAAAAGCATTACGTACATGATCGCCGGGTTAAACAAAGAATATGGCGATGTGGTGGAGTCCGGGCTGCTTTTTGCGGATCCATCTGTTGTGGAACGTGAGACTGACGAGCTTATAGAAAAAGCTATTGCTTTCAAGCATGCGTATCGTCAGCAATATCAATATTACTTTGCAGATAAACAAATGTCTGCCAGGGGTTCGTATGAGTATCGATGCACTACGATGGGCTAAAAAGGTGAAAACCGGCAGTTCATCCAGTAAGTCTGTATTGACCTGGCTTGCTGATATGTGCGGTGCCGATTTGTGTGCATACCCGTCTGTATCTGCACTGGCAGAAGTAACGGAACTGAACAAAAAGACTGTGCAGGACAGCTTACGGCACCTGATGGAGATTGGGTTAATTGTTGATACCGGTGAGAGAAAAGGCAGAACAAAGCAAATTGTGGTGTACCGACTTATCGGTGTAGAAGAAAGTGTTGCCGAGCCTGAATACACCCAAAAACGGGAGTCTTTAAAGGTGGGTAAAATTGGTGCTGTTAATAAAAACAGTACCGAAAATGGTTATGTTTCAGCACAAAACAGACCCAAAAACGGAACTCTTAGCTGCATGAAAAATAACCAAAGACACCCAAATTTTCCATCAAAGACACCCAAAAACGGATCACGGAACCCAAAGGAACCCAAAGATCTAAACCCCACACATAACGCACGCGAGAGTGCTCCGACCAGTGAGCAGGAAGTTTTGTCGTTACAGGCAGCACCCCTTGTATTCCTGGATGGCCTGAGCGAACCCATCGGAAAATTTCCGATGACCGATAGCTGGTATCCGTCACGGGATTTTCGACGACGGGCTGCGTTGTGGGGGATGGCTTTGCCGGAGACAGAATTTACACCTGCTGAACTTGCCGCCTTCCGGGACTACTGGGCAGCGGAGGGGAAAGTGTTTACGCAGATTCAGTGGGAGCAGAAATTCGCCCGTCACGTAAATCACGTCAGGGCGCAGGTTAAACCAGTCAGCAAGGGGGTAAACCATGCAGCAGCACCAGGTGGCACCGCATCACGGGCAGTTCAGGAAATTCGGGCAGCACGTGAGCAGTGGGAACGTGAAAACGGATTTATCAGCGACGGAAACGGCCTGGAAGCTCTGGGAACTCATGGGGGAGGTTTATTCGAACCGCTGGACCCAGAAGAACGGGGCCGCACCTTCGAAGCTCTGGATTGCACAGATTGGCGCGATGACTGAGCAGCAAATCCGGCAGGTCTGCCGCCAGTGCATGGACCGCTGCCGGGCGGGTGAAACATGGCCTCCGGACCTGGCTGAGTTTGTGGCGCTGATTTCGGAAAGCGGGGCCAATCCATTTGGTCTGACGGTGGATGCTGTGATGGAGGAGTACCGCCGCTGGCGCAATGAGTCCTGGCGATACGACGGAAGTGATAAGTACCCGTGGTCTCAGCCTGTGCTGTATCACATTTGCCTCGAGATGCGTTCAAAGGGGATTGAACGCCAGATGACCGAAGGGGAATTAAAACGGCTTGCAGAACGGCAGCTGACGAAATGGGCAAAGCATGTTAGTAACGGCCTGAGCGTTCCGCCAGTACGGCGACAACTGGCGGCACCAAAACGCCCGTTGGGACCAACGCCAATTGAGTTGCTGAAACAGGAATATGAACGCCGGAAAGCGGCTGGGGTTGTTTGAGTTGAGAAGTAATTTTTACCGGGAGGAAATTTATGGAGACTGTTTTTGACGCACTGAAAGCGATGGGAAAAGCCACGTCGGTAGAACTGGCCGCGCGACTTGATATCAGTCGTGAAGAGGTTCTCAACGAGATGTGGGAACTCAAAAGAAATGGCGTCGTTGATAAAACTGGTCACACCTGGTTTCTGGCTGGCGAAGGTGAATCCCTGGTAACCGAAGAGCGGCCAGTAAAATCTGAAGCACAGGGTATGCTGACCGGGGAGGTCGAACAAAAAGTTACCGCAGACATGATGATTGAGTTTATCGGTCAGGATGGGGCTAAAACGTGTGAGGAACTGGCGGGGAAGTTCGGCGTCAGTACTCGCAAGGTTGCTTCCACGCTGGCGGTGGTAACCGCAACGGGGCGGCTGGCACGCGTTAATCAGAGCGGTAAATTTCGTTACTGCATGCCGGGCGATAATTTACCAGCGGGGCCGAAAGTCGCGCCGGTAACGGAAAATGATGGTAAGGCCTTTCCTCAGCCAGCAGGTGTTGCGTTACCAGTCCGGGAAGCCGCAACACAGGACGAAATTAAAACTGAAACAGTGGCAGGCATTGTGCAGTCGCTTGAGAAGCGAGTGGATAATCTGGTTCTGCCATCGCTGCGACAGGCAAACCGCGAACTGCGTAGGGCGAAAAGTGATATCCGGAAATGGGAGCGAGTCTGTGCCGCGCTGCGGGAGCTGAACAAGTACCGGGATATTCTCCGACAGATTACTGTCACCAGAGAGTAACAGCGGTGAGCAACTGGAAGAAATGGTGCAGGGCTGAAATTCTGATACTCCGGCAGTGTGCTGGCACCATGCGGGTGAAAGATATCGGGAAACTGACTGGTCGCACGGATGCGGCAGTAAGAACAAAAGCGCGGGAACTGGGTATCAGTCTGATATTGCGGGGTGATTTTCATCAGTCGGTAAAAATCCCCCAGAGCAGTGTTGAGCTGATGCGAAAGCTACATGAGCAGGGTATTTCTCGTCGCGAGATAGCGGAAAAATTCGAAATGCCGCTGCGCACGGTGAATAACTATGTTTATTTCGACAGGAGGGTACAAGAGTGAGGGTTTATATCGCCGGTCCAATGACGGGGTATGAAAATTTCAACCGTGAGGCGTTTCACAAGGCAGAAGAGGAACTGAAACGGGAAGGGCATACCGTTTTAAATCCGGCTGTGCTTCCGGATGGGCTGACACAGCCGCACTACATGGATATTTGCATGGCAATGATTTGTTGTGTGGATGCGATTTACATGCTGAAAGGCTGGCAGCGGTCAGCAGGCGCTAAGGCAGAACTGGCGCTGGCGGAGAAACTGGGGCATGCGGTGATTTTTCAGGAGACAACCAGTGTGCAAGATTAATTACCAGGCATTACGTGAACGTTATTCACCAATTCAGGTGCCGGAATGTCCTGTTTGTGGCGATGAAATGTCGATACAGCGCATATTTTCCAGAACGCATATTGTGTATGCCTGCGCAGGTGAGGGGGATGATGGATATTTTAAAACTGGTCGAACTTTTGCGGATGAGCATTACCTGAAATCGCGCGTAACCGTCGTTGATGTTAGCGATCCTGACGTACTGACTTTACTGAAAGAGCTGGAAGTTAAAGACAAACGCATTGCAGAATTGACAGACGCGCTTACACAAATGATTAATGCGCACAAAACCACAATTCGTTTTGGTCATGAACGCATAACTGAATGTGGTGGTGATTGCGACTCGCCGAAAAAGATGATTTCAGAAAATCCGGATATCAGAATGGCAGAGGCTGTTTTGAGAGCAGGAATAAAAACTGAATAATTAAATTTAGCACAGCAAATAAAATTTAATCCTTAACCGGAGGGATTTCTGCACCCTCAGAACATCAGGAGGCCGCCTGAAAGGGCGGTAATGAAAATGACTGAATTAACAAAAGAACAATTAATCGAAGAAGCCAAATTAAAAATAGCGATTACGAAATGCCACCCCCATTCAGGGATGGCGCGAGTAGAGGGCGAGTTATTCAAAATTGCACTGGCATCGCTGGAAGCAGAGCCGATAGCGTGGCGATATCGCTACGTGAAAAAAGGTGTTATGGACTCTCAGGGGGAGTTGTGGGTTGGTGACTGGAAATATGTACCGAAAAAAGAGGATTGTAACGACAGGCCGAACTATGAAATTCAGGCCTTATTCACTGCCCCACCAGTCCCGGTTACATCAGAAGAACTGGTTAAAGCTGTGCACTTTTATGAACAACTAAAACGCGAAAATCCACCAGCATCCGGCAACCAGATTAATGGGTTAACTATGCCGGTTAAACGACCAGCCGACTGAAAAACGGAAACCTGATTACAGATTCCCAGATAAGGCAATGAACTACCTGGCGTAGAGTGGGCTGATAAGTATGGGGAATGTTTTACGATGAATATTTAGACTAAAGAGTTTGTAACGCTATGTAAGTGATTTTTTCTGGTTTAGATATTTATATGTCCGGCCAAATTGAGGTGTGTTTAAATGTAATTGCACATTGATTGTAGGAGGAATAATGAAAAACGCATTGCAGTTTTTGTTTGTTGCGTTCTGGTTGTTCGCATCATGTATGCCCATCATCTTCACAGCAAGGTATATGGAAAAAGTTGATGTTTTGATATTAATGTTTGGACATATAAATGCCTTTTTTTAGGGGTGTTCATGGCGGTCATGTGCATTGAATACTGGCGGTAAATACAGCGAACGCTATTGGTTTAGTTGGATATTTACTGTGCCGGACAAAAACGGTTTGCAGGGAAATCTTAGTTAAGTAGAATGACTGCGGGTGCTTGAGGCTATCTGTCTCAGGCATGAACACCAAAAGGCAGATAGAGAAAAGCCCCAGTTAACATTACGCGTCCTGCAAGACGCTTAACATTAATCTGAGGCCATATCTATGCGACACATAGAGATTAGCCTCTTACGGACCGAAAGGTCAAGGAGAAGCAGGCTATGAAGCAGCAAAAGGCGATGTTAATCGCCCTGATCGTCATCTGTTTAACCGTCATAGTGACGGCACTGGTAACGAGGAAAGACCTCTGTGAGGTACGAATCCGAACCGGCCAGACGGAGGTCGCTGTCTTCACAGCTTACGAACCTGAGGAGTAAGAGACCAGGCGAGGGAGAAATCCCTCGCCACCTCTGATGTGTCAGGCATCCTCAACGCACCCGCACTTAACCCGCTTCGGCGGGTTTTTGTTTTTATTTTCAATGCGTTTTAACTTTTTTAAGACATCGGATATAGAATCCAAAACACTTAAGTAGCGCGCAGGGATAAGAGGGATGGCCCCCTGAAGGGGAGAGCTAATTATCCGGAAGGATTCTGATGATGAACATCGAAGAAGTGCGTAAAATTTTTTGTGACGATGGCCTCTATACTGTGCGCGTTGAGAATGGCGCTATTGTCAGCCACTGCCGTATTAAATGTTTACAGTCTCAACAAAGGAAGAGTGGAGCTGCGTTAATTCATTTGGTGGATGGGCTTGTGACGGATGGTTTTATTTTGCGTGCAAATGAATTTGTCACATCGTTGCCGTCTCTGAAAGAAGCTGGGATTAAGGCTGGTTTTTCTGCTTTTGAAGATGAGTGAATTCATCTATAATTCAGCGCAGGGCTGAACCCCTGTTGAGTAACACTGTGCCACCGGAGAAAGCCGATGGCGCAAAATTCCAGACTACACAATTCTGATAATTCAGCCGTCTTTGCCAGCAGGCACGGGCGGCGCTCTCACGCATTTAAATCTGATTGGTACCAGCATCCCCCATGTACTGAAGAACAAGCTGAATGGCTAATTCAGTGCTACCGCAGACACGGATACGAGATTAAGAAAGCCCTCAGCCTCGATTATCGTCACTGGATAATCTCCGTCAGGCTTCCTTACTCCGAACGCCCACCGCGTCCGCCCCGCACATTCCAGCAACGGATCTGGAGGTAACGTGCGGGTATTACTTCGACCTGTTCTGGTACCGGAACTCGGGCTGGTGGTCCTTAAGCCAGGTCGTGAATCCATGCAGGTATTTCACAATCCTCGAGTGCTGGTGGAGCCGGAACCGAAAAGCATGTGCGGCCTGCCATCCGGAGTCGTCCCTGCTGTTCGCCAGCCGCTGGCGGAGGATAAATCATTACTGCCATTTTTCAGCGATGAGCGGGTGATTCGTGCTGCTGGCGGCGCTGGGGCACTGTCTGACTGGCTGTTGCGTCATGTCAAATCCTGCCAGTGGCCTCATGGTGACTATCATCACAGTGAAACCGTCATACATCGTTACGGCACCGGCGCGATGGTGTTGTGCTGGCACTGCGACAACCAGCTGCGTGACCAGACCTCAGAATCACTTGAGCAACTTGCTCAACAAAACCTGACAGCATGGATGATTGACGTCATCCGTCACGCAATAAGCGGTGCGCAGGAGCGGGAATTATCGCTGGCTGAATTGTACTGCTGGGCTGCTGTAAATGATGTAGTGGATGCCATGACCGAAAATATGGCGCGTCGAATCCTGAAGCTTCCGGGTGAAAAAATCCGCTCAGTATACCGCGAAAGCGACATCATACCGGGAGAGCAGACGGCCACCAGCATACTGAAGCAGCGCACAAAAAATATTGCGCTACCACCTCACGCCCACCAGCAACAGAACCCACCACAGGAAAAGACGGTGGTAAACGTCGCCGTTGATCCTGAGTCTCCTGAATCTTTCATGAAGCGGCCTAAACGTCGCCGCTGGGTAAATGAGAAATACACGCGCTGGGTGAAAACACAGCCGTGTGCGTGTTGTGGTCAGCCAGCCGACGATCCCCATCACCTGATTGGTCACGGTCAGGGAGGGATGGGAACAAAGGCCCACGATATTTTCACGCTACCGTTGTGCCGGGAACATCACAACGAACTTCATGCGGATCCGCTGGCGTTCGAAGAAAAGCATGGTTCCCAGGTTGATTTAATTTTTCGTTTTCTTGATCACGCCTTTGCAACCGGCGTGCTCGGGTAAAAGAGGTTACTGATGCGTATAGAGTTTGTTTTGCCTTATCCGCCAACGGTGAATACTTACTGGCGACGTCGTGGCAGCACATATTTTGTCTCAAAAGCCGGGGAGCGTTATCGCCGGGCAGTGGCGCTTATTGTTCGCCAGCAGCGGCTGAAATTAAGACTGTCCGGACGGCTGGCAATAAAAATTATTGCAGAGCCACCGGATAAGTGCCGTCGTGACCTGGACAATATTCTGAAAGCACCACTGGATGCACTGACACATGCGGGACTGCTTATCGACGATGAGCAGTTTGATGAAGTTAATATTATGCGCGGTCAGGTTGTTCCCGGTGGTCGGCTGGGGATAAAAATCACAGAACTGGAGTGCGCATGAATAACCAGTATTTACAGTTTGTGCGTGAGCAGCTCATGATCGCCACCGCTGATTTGAGTGGAGCAACAAAAGGTCAGCTTGAAGCCTGGCAGGAGAATGCCATGTTCAATACAGGGCGTTACAGACGTAAAAAAATCCGGTACCGCGATAAGGTCACTGGAAAAATAGTAACGCTGGATAATCCACCGATCCCGGGAAAACAATCGCTGGCGAAAGGTTCATCAATTGCCCTGGTCAGTCCGGTTGAGTTTTCGACATCATCATGGCGACGCGCCGTTCTGTCTCTTGAAGAACATCATAAAGCCTGGCTGCTGTGGTGTTACAGCGGTAGCATTTGCTGGGAGCATCAGATTGCGATAACGCAGTGGGCGTGGACTGAATTTAATGCTCAATCCGGTACCAGAAAAATTGCAGGAAAAACTCTGGTGCGCCTGAAGACGTTGATCTGGTTGGCGGCGCAGGCGGTAAAAGCTGAGCTTTTTGGTGGGGAAGGTTACGAATACCAGGAACTGGCGTTACTGGTGGGAGTAACAACCAAAAACTGGTCCAAGACATTTACTGGTCACTGGGTTGCAATGAAACACATTTTTCATCGGCTGGATGGTGAAGCTTTATTGTTGGTGGAGGGAACACGTTCAAAACAAAAGGCGGCATTTTCATAGCAAAGTATTGCAAAAGTAGATAAAAAGGTATATGTTTCGTGTGAATCTGATATTTTGCCGTTTTTATACGTGATGGCAAAGCTAGTAAAACCCGTGACCGAGCGGTTTTTTTTTATCCCAAAAAAATGGCATAGACATTAAACGTGATGATGATTGTGCCAATACTTTCTCCATCAATGACGCCCCTTGACTGCATGGAATCCAATTTGTTATGTAATATGTGTTGATATTTTTGAGTTGTTAATGGTGTTACTATGGATGACAGTGCTCTGCTCAGAAACTCTTCACTTTTTGTTGCTTATATGGGCTGTCTAGGATGGGGAAGCGCTTATTTCTATGGATGGGGTACTTCATTTTACTATGGCTTTCCATGGTGGGTTGTCGGGGCTGGTGTCGATGATGTAGCACGAAGTTTGTTTTATGCTGTGACAGTTATCGTTATATTCCTTATTGGATGGGGAGTTGGTATTGTTTTCTTTTTGGGCATAAAACAAAAGCGCAATATACAAAATTTGAGTTTTATCCGGCTTTTTCTCGCGATATTGCTGCTTTTTATTCCACCTGTTCTGGAGTTTTCGGTAATTCATCAGCATGTTGAGCCAGATGTACTGATTTTCTGCATTCTTGCTGCCTTTACAATCACGCTTTTTGTCAGGTCTGGAAGAAGACTTGTTTTAGTCAAATGTTTTTCGGAAATGTCTTTTATTCGCCATCACCGAATTGAGTTCATGATGGCTGGGTTTATGATTTATTTCTGGGCATTCTCTCTTATTGCCGGTTGGTACAAACCACAGTTTAAGAGGGAATATCAGGCGATCCACTATGAGAATGTATGGTATTACATTATTGCGCGTTATGATGATCGTCTGGTGTTATCGAAATCATACAGGAGTGGGGGTAAGAAATTCGTTATATTTAATAGCGGAAATATTAATGATTTTGAAATTAATACAGTCAGAGTGCGTTAAAATTTCTTGAGTAACAAAGATTTTTACCGCCCGCCATTGAGAGGTTTTTTATGCCAGAAAAATGGTTCGGTACATAAAATGTGCAGGTGGTTATTAATACCGGTCTTTCAGTTTGCTGGCTTTTTCGACAAGAGTTATTGGTATGTCACGTTAACCAATAAAGAGAAAAAGACATGCTAAAACAGCAAGATATGACCGAAACCGCCAGAGTGGTGTTTAATGAATTAAGCGTCACTGAACCGGCGACCGTCGGGGAAATTGCGCAGAATACTTACCTTTCACGCGAACGTTGCCAGTTAATACTGACCCAGCTTGTTATAGCGGGTCTGGCAGATTATCAGTTCGGTTGTTACAGACGCCTTCCTCAGTGAAGGCTTTTTTATTTGTGGTAATGGGCGGCTGGTGGGTGTTAGCGGCAGCTGTCAGTCATTTGCTTATGTGTTGATGAGAATTTACTTTTTGGGGCTATAATTAAGCTAACCAATTGCTAATTAAAGTAAAATTATAATGAATGTTGTCTGTTCAGTTATCATGGTTTGCTCCCCAATTAATATTTTTCTTGAAAAGGATACGTTGTCACTTAAGCCCGGCTCAGTCGTTCTGGCCACCAAATGCATCAGGGAGCTTTTCCTTATGCATTATGGCAAAGTTAAAATTGTCGATATAAGCCATTCTATAGTAAGTCAATATCTGGAAAGCCAGCATAAGCTGACAAGAGGTCCTCTGACTGACATTCCGCTTTACTTGTTGCTGGACCCCAACAATCCTGCGCTGGCTGCGGCTTTAATTACCAGCCAGAGATTTTCCGGAGAGACCACGGATATGTTTCTTATGATGGCCTGCCTGTCGCTGTTTGAATCAGATGAACGGATGTCATTATTTTTAAGTGGATGTGTATCCAGTATAAGTGTCAAAGTCAGAGCGATTATTCAAACAGATATATCATCAAGCTGGACGCTTGGTGCGATTGCTCTACAGTTGCATATGAGTGAGAGCTTGTTAAAGAAAAAACTCAAGGATGAAGGTCTCAGGTTCAGTAATTTGTTACTTGAGGAACGGATGCGGGTTGCTGTAAATATGTTATGTTCCCGACATGGATATGGACAGGCTGTAGCAGAAAAATGCGGTTATTCAAGTAGGTCCTACTTTATCTCTGTATTTCACCGCTATTATGGCTTCCCGCCAGACAGATATGTATCTATGCAAGGGCTTGATTTTTGATTTCATCTGATTATTATTTTCGGCTCGGCCCTTTAGCTCAGTGGTGAGAGCGAGCGACTCATAATCGCCAGGTCGCTGGTTCAAATCCAGCAAGGGCCACCATATCAGATACCGCCATTAGCTCATCGGGACAGAGCGCCAGCCTTCGAAGCTGGCTGCGCGGGGTTCGAGTCCCCGATGGCGGTCCATTATTGGTATTCAGCGTTGTTAGCTCAGCCGGACAGAGCAATTGCCTTCTAAGCAATCGGTCACTGGTTCGAATCCAGTACGACGCGCCATGTTTATTTACCAGGCTCGCTTTTGCGGGCCTTTTTTATATCTGCGCCGGGTCTGGTGCTGATTCTGATTACTTCAGCCAAAAGGAACACCTGTACATGAAGTGTATATTGTTTAAATGGGTACTGTGCCTGTTACTGGGCTTTTCTTCGGTATCCTATTCCCGGGAATTTACGATAGACTTTTCGACTCAACAAAGTTATGTATCTTCGTTAAATAGTATACGGACAGAGATATCGACCCCTCTTGAACACATATCTCAGGGGACCACATCGGTGTCTGTTATTAACCACACCCCACCGGGAAGTTATTTTTCTGTGGATATACGAGGGCTTGATGTCTATCAGGCGCGTTTTGACCATCTTCGTCTGATTATTGAGCAAAATAATTTATATGTGGCCGGGTTCGTTAATACGGCAACAAATACTTTCTACAGATTTTCAGATTTTACACATATATCAGTGCCCGGTGTGACAACGGTTTCCATGACAACGGACAGCAGTTATACCACTCTGCAACGTGTCGCAGCGCTGGAACGTTCCGGAATGCAAATCAGTCGTCACTCACTGGTTTCATCATATCTGGCGTTAATGGAGTTCAGTGGTAATACAATGACCAGAGATGCATCCAGAGCAGTTCTGCGTTTTGTCACTGTCACAGCAGAAGCCTTACGCTTCAGGCAGATACAGAGAGAATTTCGTCAGGCACTGTCTGAAACTGCTCCTGTGTATACGATGACGCCGGGAGACGTGGACCTCACTCTGAACTGGGGGCGAATCAGCAATGTGCTTCCGGAGTATCAGGGAGAGGATGGTGTCAGAGTGGGGAGAATATCCTTTAATAATATATCGGCGATACTGGGCACTGTGGCCGTTATACTGAATTGTCATCATCAGGGGGCGCGTTCTGTTCGCGCCGTGAATGAAGATAGTCAACCAGAATGTCAGATAACTGGCGACAGGCCAGTTATAAAAATAAACAATACATTATGGGAAAGTAATACAGCAGCAGCGTTTCTGAACAGAAAGTCACAGTCTTTATATACAACGGGTGAATAAAGGAGTTAAGTATGAAGAAGATGTTTATGGCGGTTTTATTTGCATTAGTTTCTGTTAATGCAATGGCGGCGGATTGTGCTAAAGGTAAAATTGAGTTTTCCAAGTATAATGAGAACGATACATTCACAGTAAAAGTGGCCGGGAAAGAGTACTGGACTAACCGCTGGAATCTGCAACCGCTACTGCAAAGTGCACAGTTAACAGGAATGACAGTCACAATCAAGTCCAGTACCTGTGCATCAGGCTCCGGATTTGCTGAAGTGCAGTTTAATAATGACTGAAGCATAACCTGATTCGTGGTATGTGGGTAACAAGTGTAATCTGTGTCACAACAACCCGGATCGAGATACGCGGGTTCAGGGACACCGGACTGAACTCACCGGGAGGCCCCCGTCACCATGTACATGATGATACAGATACGCAGTGTCAGCCCCTCTCCGGAGGGGCTTTTTATCTGAGCAGATTCTGTTATTTTCGCCCGTATGGGCATATTTCCAGAATGCAGCGATGATTAAAACCCTTATCTGTGATATTTCCTGTGTTTGCAGGGCACTCCTGGCTGTTTTTAATTAAATTCCAGACGTTTTTATTAAATGGGGCCACGTTGTAAATGGTGACAGGGAGTTCTTTATTATTGAGTATTACGCCTGTCCGGGTTGGTGTAAAAACACAGCCCGGAGGGAGGAAGGTATCTGACTGATACCATAATATTAATTTTATGTTACACCATATGGCTGAAAATGATATGCCACATGCTGGCTGGATTACCGTATCAATCACTATCCAGTTCATTTGCTTTCCTTATTTTCTTAAGGTTTTAAATGATGCCATAAATTATAGGTGATGTTTTTGAAAGCAATCTGTCAGCCTGAGTTGTTTTTCTGGTGTTGTTTATTCTTTGTTTAAAATAAGAGGGCGTTTTAAATTGAAAGCGATTCTTAATGTCAACACGTTTGACAGGGAATTGTTGGGCACTCAGGGTAACTACACGAGGCTGTCAGTGGAGCACTGGCGGCCTTTTTCATGTTGTGAGCTTCCGGATTGCGGGAGACGAGGTATGTACCAGATGGAAAAAATCACAACAGGTGTGTCATACACCACGTCAGCGGTGGGAACGGGCTACAGGTTCCTGCAGCTGCCGGACAGGGTTTCCCCGTCTCAGTGGGCGGCAATAGGCGTGCTGGGGAGTCTGCTGTTTGGGCTGCGGACATACCTGACCAAACCTGTATTTTAAAATCAGAGAGGACCGTCGTAAGGCGGCGCGGGGAGAGTAGATGATGAATAAACAATACGAACTGGTTGTTAAAGGGATAAATAATTATGGGGATAAGATTACTGTTACCGTGAAGCCGGAAGGTGACGAGCAAGCGTCGCTGTTGTCTCAATATGTGGTGATTGATCTTGATCGTGTTGAAGGTGCCCCGCTGGAGTTTTACGAAGCTGAGGCGAAAAAGCAGGCGAAGCAGTTTTTCATGGATATTGCTGCCGGGTTATGTGAAGGGAACGAACCGTTGCCGGAAAAGCGCCCCGTAATTTTAGAGGCGCAGAATGTGTGGATAACCTGCAAAGGAAAACTGCCGGGAAGAATTACTGGCTCTCTGAAGACTCCTCCGAAATGGTGATTTTACCCGCATATTTCTCTTCCAGTAATGCTGCCAGCCACTTGAAAGAATTTTGTTGTTCCCTGGACCATTTGGGGTTGCGTGATTCAAACTCGATTGATGCCAGCGTTGATTGCATATGTTCCCTGGGTATTGAGAATGCGAGATATGAAAATGCAACAGTGAGGGCATTTACATCATCCCGAAGCCTGGAAATGCAGTCGAGCAGCTCCTGTAGAGAAATGGCGTTATTGTCCATAAATAATCCTCTTGATTGTATTTACCTGTTCCCCGCCTGATTCAGCAGGTCGGGACAGATAAACATATCCAGGGTTCAGAAACCGATAAAGCCTGATAAACATCCATGTATTCAAACGTTAATAAAATGTCAGTTACGGGGCCGCTGGAGGCCCTTTTTTATTTGCAGGAGAAAAAGTATGTCTGAACCCTTATCTGGTTCCGGCACGGCTGCGGCGCTCGGCGGGGCGGCAGTATTCGGGCTGTTTACCGGAACGGATTTCGGGATTGTGTTTGGCGCGTTCGCCGGGGCGTTGTTTGTGGCAACGATGCCGCAGGTGCTTTCAGCCTGGCGAGTGGCGGCACATTTTCTGGTGTCTTTCATTGTTGGTGTGCTGGGCGCGCACGTGCTGTCTGCCTGGATTGCATCAAAAACAGGTTATGACGGCACATCTGCGGATGCTCTGTGCGCAGTGCTGGTGGCAGTGGTGTCGGTGAAGATTCTGTCGTTCATCCACCAGCAGGATATCGCATCACTGGTGTCCGGCCTGTTCTCCCGCCTGCGGGGCGGAGGAGGCGGCAATGTTAAGTAACCTTCCCGGATTGCTGAATGTGGCGTTATGCACGGTTATCGTGCTGACGCTCTTTTTTTATCGTCGCCGTGATTCCAGACATAAACCGCTGATGTCATGGCTGGCCTGGCTGCTGATGCTGCTGCATGCCTTTGCGCCCCTCAGCTATCTGTGTGGTCGCCCGTTAGCAACGGGCTGGCCTGAAGTGTTTTTTAATCTGCTGTTCTGCGTGCTGGTGATACGCGCGCGCGGGAACGTCACAAAAATCTTTCCATTGTTGAGGTGAATATGTCGGGTAAATTCAGATTTAGTCGTCGCAGCGAAAAGAATCTGGAGGGCGTTAAGCCACAGCTGGTTGCTGTAGTTCGCCGTGCGCTGGAGCTGACGGAGGTTGATTTCGGTATTACGGAAGGGCTGCGCACGAAAGAACGCCAGAAACAGCTGGTCGCGGAAGGGAAAAGCCAGACCATGAACAGCCGCCACCTGACTGGTGATGCGGTGGATGTTGTTGCCTGGGTTGGCAGCCAGGTGTCATGGGACTGGCCTCTGTACGAGAAAATCGCGCTGGCATTTAAGCAGGCTGCCGCAGAGCTGGGTACTGCCATCGAATGGGGCGGGGATTGGCGGACGCTTAAAGACGGCCCACATTTTCAATTGAAGCGATAGCTTGCAAAACATACAGGGCCGCCATGAGCGGCTTTTTTATTGCTCAAAAAACGAAAGAACGGAGGTACGTATGTACGCACTGAAAAAAAACACGGTAACGGAAGATGGGCGTCAGGTTGAAGAAGTGCATGTTCTGGGGAATATGTATCGCCTGGAATTTTACCCGCGCAACACTCATCTTGCTGCCCAAGTGGAGTATTGCCGGGATGGAAATGTACCATGCATTTCGGTGGAAAAAACGGATGAAGCCTACATCACCACGCTGGCGGGTGACACAGTTCGTTGTATCTGTCGTGGCGACAGTAAAGCCCGGGATGAAATAGCAAAATGTCGCAACATTACTGATAAATAAAAAGTCAAAACCCCGGCAGAGGTAAAGCCTCCTGGGGTTTTATACGTCAAAAAGGAATTTTTATTGCCAGTCAGGAATAGAAGTATCGAACGTAAAGTTGCTAGAATTTGCAATGAATTCCGGTTCAGAAAGTGATCACAATCAACCATTTGATATGACAATCTTTTGTCTGAATTAGATATAGAATAGCATTTTAGTGCTGAAAAAATCAGCGTAAACATGGAGTTATATGAATGAGTTTTAAGTACTATCATGTAAATAAAAATGCTCAGAGCAATGGAGATCATGAAGTGCATGCTGAGGGGTGTTCATATCTCCCTGAGGTATCTAATCGTGATTATCTTGGTTACTATAGTAATTGTTCCTCGGCAGTAACACAGGCAAAGTCCAAGGGATATGCCCGGGCAAATGGTTGTTACTGGTGCGCAAAGGAATGCCATACTTCGTAAATAATATTTATAAATTGAAGGCCACAGAAGTGGCCTTTTTTGTTATCACGGAAAAGCAGAAAAGTATAGACGTGGAAACCCCAGTAAGCATAGATTTTACTCGTTCGGTGGCTTTTGCAATTCGCCTTGTGGCGATTGCTGTTCTGATTTTGGCTGTGCGTTGGTGGTGACATGAACCGAAAACACTGGACACACAGAATGCCGAGAACGACGGCGAAATGGGCACTGGTAGCGATACTGGTGCCTTTTTTCCTGGTGGGATGTGTCAGCCTGGATAAAGCGCGCCAGCTTTTCGATACAGCTTCTCAGGTCTGTGAAATTGTCGACAGTGTTCGGCAATGCCTGCAGAACTTATCGCCTGTAAGAGCAGAATATTTTGCTGAAAAATGAAGGATGCGCCAGTGTCCGGAAAGCATGAAATTCTGCTGTGTGTGTCAATTTGTCTTATACATTCTGAATCTTGCCGAATCAGGATGAACTTTGATCAACAGCCCGGGCGGCAAGGGGCATTTTTATCCGGAGGGGATATGAAGAGATTACTGGTAACCGTAAAGCCCTTTAACGGAACGATTCCATTCAGGGTTTTGCAGCGTGGACGTGTTCTGGTTAAGGATATCTTCAGTGGTAAATGCACGGAATGTTATTCCCGGACATATGAAGTGGATGCCACGGATGAAGAAATTTCTGTTGAATGTGATCTGAACGCAAATATGGCGGGGATTGTAACAGCCACGTTGTTGCCTGTTTCTACCGAAAGGCGCAGTTGTTACTGAGTAACAGGCATTACAGCAGCCCTTCAGCGAGGGGTTGCGATAATGCAGGTGTTAGAGTGTGTATAAATGATAATCGCTCTCATTTTGCGGGTCCTTTCTGGCGATCCGACAGATTACGGGGCGGCGACCTCGCGGGTTTTCGCTATTTATGAAAAATTTCCGGTTTAAGGCGTTTCCGTTCTTCTTCGTCATAACTTAATGTTTTTATTTAAAATACCCTCTGAAAAGAAAGGAAACGACAGATGCTGAAAGCGAGCTTTTTGGCCTCTGTCGTTTCCTTTCTCTGTTTTTGTCCGTGGAATGAACAATGGAAGTCAACAAAAAGCAGCTGGCTGACATTTTCGGTGCGAGTATCCGTACCATTCAGAACTGGCAGGAACAGGGAATGCCCGTTCTGCGAGGCGGTGGCAAGGGTAATGAGGTGCTTTATGACTCTGCCGCCGTCATAAAATGGTATGCCGAAAGGGATGCTGAAATTGAGAACGAAAAGCTGCGCCGGGAGGTTGAAGAACTGCGGCAGGCCAGCGAGGCAGATCTCCAGCCAGGAACTATTGAGTACGAACGCCATCGACTTACGCGTGCGCAGGCCGACGCACAGGAACTGAAGAATGCCAGAGACTCCGCTGAAGTGGTGGAAACCGCATTCTGTACTTTCGTGTTGTCGCGGATCGCAGGTGAAATTGCCAGTATTCTCGACGGGATCCCCCTGTCGGTGCAGCGGCGTTTTCCGGAACTGGAAAACCGACATGTTGATTTCCTGAAACGGGATATCATCAAAGCCATGAACAAAGCAGCCGCGCTGGATGAACTGATACCGGGGTTGCTGAGTGAATATATCGAACAGTCAGGTTAACAGGCTGCGGCATTTTGTCCGCGCCGGGCTTCGCTCACTGTTCAGGCCGGAGCCACAGACCGCCGTTGAATGGGCGGATGCTAATTACTATCTCCCGAAAGAATCCGCATACCAGGAAGGGCGCTGGGAAACACTGCCCTTTCAGCGGGCCATCATTAATGCGATGGGCAGCGACTACATCCGTGAGGTGAATGTGGTGAAGTCTGCCCGTGTCGGTTATTCCAAAATGCTGTTGGGTGTTTATGCCTACTTTATAGAGCATAAGCAGCGCAACACCCTTATCTGGTTGCCGACGGATGGTGATGCCGAGAACTTTATGAAAACCCACGTTGAGCCGACTATTCGTGATATTCCGTCGCTGCTGGCGCTGGCCCCGTGGTATGGCAAAAAGCACCGGGATAACACGCTCACCATGAAGCGTTTCACTAATGGGCGTGGCTTCTGGTGCCTGGGCGGTAAAGCGGCAAAAAACTACCGTGAAAAGTCGGTGGATGTGGCGGGTTATGATGAACTTGCTGCTTTTGATGATGATATTGAACAGGAAGGCTCTCCGACGTTCCTGGGTGACAAGCGTATTGAAGGCTCGGTCTGGCCAAAGTCCATCCGTGGCTCCACGCCAAAAGTGAGAGGCACCTGTCAGATTGAGCGTGCAGCCAGTGAATCCCCGCATTTTATGCGTTTTCATGTTGCCTGCCCGCATTGCGGGGAGGAGCAGTATCTTAAATTTGACGACAAAGAGACGCCGTTTGGCCTCAAATGGACGCCGGATGACCCCTCCAGCGTGTTTTATCTCTGCGAGCATAATGCCTGCGTCATCCGCCAGCAGGAGCTGGACTTTACTGATGCCCGTTATATCTGCGAAAAGACCGGGATCTGGACCCGTGATGGCATTCTCTGGTTTTCGTCATCCGGTGAAGAGATTGGCCGCCGGACAGTGTGACCTTTCACATCTGGACGGCGTACAGCCCGTTCACCACCTGGGTGCAGATTGTCAAAGACTGGATGAAGACGAAAGGGGATACGGGAAAACGTAAAACCTTCGTGAACACCACGCTCGGTGAGACATGGGAAGCGAAAATTGGCGAACGTCCGGATGCTGAGGTGATGGCGGAGCGGAAAGAGCATTATTCAGCGCCCGTTCCTGACCGTGTGGCTTACCTGACCGCCGGTATCGACTCCCAGCTGGACCGCTACGAAATGCGCGTATGGGGATGGGGGCCGGGTGAGGAAAGCTGGCTGATTGACCGGCAGATTATTATGGGCCGCCACGACGATGAACAGACGCTGCTGCGTGTGGATGAGGCCATCAATAAAACCTATACCCGCCGGAATGGTGCAGAAATGTCGATATCCCGTATCTGCTGGGATACTGGCGGGATTGACCCGACCATTGTGTATGAACGCTCGAAAAAACATGGGCTGTTCCGGGTGATCCCCATTAAAGGGGCATCCGTCTACGGTAAGCCGGTGGCCAGCATGCCACGTAAGCGAAACAAAAACGGGGTTTACCTTACCGAAATCGGTACGGATACCGCGAAAGAGCAGATTTATAACCGCTTCACACTGACGCCGGAAGGGGATGAACCGCTTCCCGGTGCCGTTCACTTCCCGAATAACCCGGATATTTTTGATCTGACCGAAGCGCAGCAGCTGACTGCTGAAGAGCAGGTCGAAAAATGGGTGGATGGCAGGAAAAAAATACTGTGGGACAGCAAAAAGCGACGCAATGAGGCGCTCGACTGCTTCGTTTATGCGCTGGCGGCGCTGCGCATCAGTATTTCCCGCTGGCAGCTGGATCTCAGTGCACTGCTGGCGAGCCTGCAGGAAGAGGATGGTGCAGCAACCAACAAGAAAACACTGGCAGATTACGCCCGTGCCTTATCCGGAGAGGATGAATGACGCGACAGGAAGAACTTGCCGCTGCCCGTGCGGCACTGCATGACCTGATGACAGGAAAACGGGTGGCAACGGTACAGAAAGACGGACGGCGAGTGGAGTTTACGGCCACTTCCGTGTCTGACCTGAAAAAATACATTGCGGAGCTGGAAGTGCAGAACGGCATGACACAGCGACGCAGGGGACCTGCAGGATTTTATGTATGAAAACGTCCACCATTCCCACCCTTCTGGGGCCGGACGGCATGACATCGCTGCGTGAATATGCCGGTTATCACGGCGGTGGCAGCGGATTTGGTGGGCAGTTGCGGGCGTGGAACCCACCGAGTGAAAGTGTGGATGCAGCCCTGCTGCCCAACTTTACCCGTGGCAATGCCCGCGCAGACGATCTGGTACGCAATAACGGCTATGCCGCCAACGCCATCCAGCTGCATCAGGATCATATCGTCGGGTCTTTTTTCCGGCTCAGTCATCGCCCAAGCTGGCGCTATCTGGGCATCGGGGAGGAAGAAGCCCGTGCCTTTTCCCGCGAGGTTGAAGCGGCATGGAAAGAGTTTGCCGAGGATGACTGCTGCTGCATTGACGTTGAGCGAAAACGCACGTTTACCATGATGATTCGGGAAGGTGTGGCCATGCACGCCTTTAACGGTGAACTGTTCGTTCAGGCCACCTGGGATACCAGTCCGTCGCGGCTTTTCCGGACACAGTTCCGGATGGTCAGCCCGAAGCGCATCAGCAACCCGAACAATACCGGCGACAGCCGGAACTGCCGTGCCGGTGTGCAGATTAATGACAGCGGTGCGGCGCTGGGATATTACGTCAGAGAGGACGGGTATCCTGGCTGGATGCCGCAGAAATGGACATGGATACCCCGTGAATTACCCGGCGGGCGCGCCTCGTTCATTCACGTTTTTGAACCCGTGGAGGACGGGCAGACTCGCGGTGCAAATGTGTTTTACAGCGTGATGGAGCAGATGAAGATGCTCGACACGCTGCAGAACACGCAGCTGCAGAGTGCCATTGTGAAGGCGATGTATGCCGCCACCATTGAAAGTGAGCTGGATACGCAGTCAGCGATGGATTTTATTCTGGGCGCGAACAGTCAGGAGCAGCGGGACAAGCTGACCGGCTGGATTGGTGAAATTGCCGCGTATTACGCCGCAGCACCGGTCCGGCTGGGAGGCGCAAAAGTGCCTCACCTGATGCCGGGGGACTCACTGAACCTGCAGACGGCTCAGGACACGGATAACGGCTACTCCGTGTTTGAGCAGTCACTGCTGCGGTATATCGCTGCCGGGCTGGGTGTTTCGTATGAGCAGCTTTCCCGGAATTACGCCCAGATGAGCTACTCCACGGCACGGGCCAGCGCGAACGAGTCGTGGGCGCACTTTATGGGGCGGCGAAAATTCGTCGCATCCCGTCAGGCGAGCCAGATGTTTCTGTGCTGGCTGGAAGAGGCCATCGTTCGCCGCGTGGTGACGTTACCTTCAAAAGCGCGCTTCAGCTTTCAGGAAGCCCGCAGCGCCTGGGGGAACTGTGACTGGATAGGCTCCGGTCGTATGGCCATCGATGGTCTGAAAGAAGTACAGGAAGCGGTGATGCTGATAGAAGCCGGACTGAGTACCTACGAGAAAGAGTGCGCAAAACGCGGTGACGACTATCAGGAAATTTTTGCCCAGCAGGTCCGTGAAACGATGGAGCGCCGTGCAGCCGGTCTTAAACCGCCCGCCTGGGCGGCTGCGGCATTTGAATCCGGACTGCGACAATCAACAGAGGAGGAGAAGAGTGACAGCAGAGCTGCGTAATCTCCCGCATATTGCCAGCATGGCTTTTAATGAGCCGCTGATGCTTGAACCCGCCTATGCGCGGGTTTTCTTTTGTGCGCTTGCAGGCCAGCTTGGGATCAGCCGCCTGACGGATGCAGTATCCGTAAGCGTAAACTGACCGCCGTATGTAGCCATCAGACGAGAATTGGTAACTTAGACGCCCATCTGATATAGACGGACATCTAAGTATGGAATTACAGGACTGGCGAAAAGAACCTCGTAAAAACTATTCGAATGAATTCAAACTTCGTATGGTGGAACTGGCATCACAACCTGGAGCTTGTGTTGCACAGATTGCACGTGAAAATGGCGTCAATGATAATGTTATTTTCAAATGGCTCAGGCTCTGGCAGAACGAAGGGCGTGTTTCGCGGCGTCTTCCGGTAACGACCTCTTCTGACACTGGCGTTGAATTATTACCTGTAGAAATAACGCCGGATGAGCAGAAAGAACCTGTGGCGGCCATTGCGCCGTCTTTATCCACTTCCACTCAGACCAGAGTCAGTGCCAGTTCCTGCAAGGTGGAATTCCGTCAC